ATGTGTAGCACATATAAGTCATTTAACACCCAATAGAATCTCGATTATCGCTATTATTATAACCGACATTACGCCCTGGTTTTCTATATTCTTTCCCATCTAATCTCGCCTGATAACAGCGCTCCCCGTGTATGACTGTTGTATGATCGCGCTTTAACACGCGTCCAATTTGTGGATAGCTGGCGTTGGTTTCCTTGCGTGCGCGCCAGTAGATTCTATAGCGTGTCCATAAAATGTCTTGCCGCCTGCTATAGCTTAAGACCTGCTCCGGCGAGAGATTACTGTCCAGCGCTTCTTCCAATAAGATTTGTTTTACTTTCTTCATTATTTGCGCGCCTCGATTTCTTTTTTGATTAGGCTATGCCGGAAAGTATCTGATTCATAGTCGAGCATTATCTCTAACGCGCGTGTTGATAGCAGATAAAGCATTTGTTGGAAGTCATAATATTCGGCCATACGTGACATGTTATCCCCCTATCGTATAAAGTAATATCAGCGCAATGGCTGGTATGAGAAGGCTAGCGCATGTTGCCAGCCCGATAACGTATAGTGCTTTTTTCATGGCGCGGCGTCTTCCATGCAGGCATAGGCTAGGCTTTCGTCGTCCAATAGCGCTTGTTCTATGTGCGCATAAAGCCAATGGTCGGCGTCTATGTTGAGCTTACTGTCATTATGCCCATGACCATAGATGACGATAGCGTCGATGCTAATATCCGTCGCATAGTGCTCGAATATACCGACGTCCGGCTCAGGCGACGCTATGTTGTATGATACGTCCGCTTCACCAACGGCATAGACGGCATATCGCGGCAGGATTGATAGCTCGTCAAAATAGTAAGTGAAGGTATTCATATGAATATCTCCGCTGGCAAGGCGCTGACAGGCATTGTCTCTAACATTTTTAATACGTCTTCTCTTAACGCCTCACCCGCATCATCAAACGGCGAATCATCGTCGCGCGCCTCGCGTCTTAGCGCATACCAATATTTTATATCTGTGCGATATGTTAAGACGTAATATACGTTTGGATCATCCGTGATTATGTCGTAATCTATAAAGGGCGCGTATTCTTGCGCGCGTCCTGCGAAATAATAGTTTGTCATGCTGCGTCCTCCTCTGCATATGCGCTTTCGATGCGCGCGCCGCTATGCGCGCAATAAAGATCGGGATCTTCGTAATTGATTGCGATTCCAACTATCTGCCATTGTTTGTCGCCATTTCGCATATGGGCTGAACAAATCTCGCGCCAATTAGCGCGCGCCGAATCAATTGAAAGCGCCTCTCCATCAGCACAAATAAGATATAATGGGTAGCCGCCAGGCCATGCGTATTTGTCACGAAGAGCCTGTTTAATGTCTGAAAGAGTTCTCATGCTGCTCTCTCCCCATAGTTGTCGATCATATGTTGCGCTATCTCTGTCCAATTGACGTCAACAAGAAAAGCCATTGCGTATGAGAAGGCTAGGCTCATTGCGTCGCCTGTTTGCGCCTCTAATGATTCTTCGGCCATTTCTTTAAGACTCAGACCTAAGTCATACGCCTCGACGTCGGAGCTATGCCCGCAGTCATATGGATCATAACCGTCAAACATTTCTAAATTGACGCGCCATGTCGCGTGATTCGTCCAACCATTGTAAGACATGATTTCTCTCCATTAGGCATATGCGCGCAATAGGCGCTCGGATGATCTGTGACGCGTCGCGTCTTGGCGGCGCTCGCACATATCTTTGAATGTGCGCGTCCGCTTTAGACGCCTTAACGCGCGCTCGTGTAAATCTCCGGTTATGTCGTCGAACACACGCTGGCGATGATAGCGCAATAGCTTTTCTAGTTTGGCTTCCATGATCTCTCTCCCTCAGTATTCGACAGTGATAAATAAGACCGTGCAGCAACCGTAGGGCCGGAAGTCTATCGTGTCGCCATAGTTCTCGACGCGGCCGCGCGCGCCGGTTATGCCTACGGCCGCTTTTGCTTTCTTCATCAGCTCGCGCTGATAGACTTTATTGGCTTTGCAATAGTTTGTGCCGCCATCGTAGCCATAATGCGTTAGCTCCGGCATGGTCACAGTTGCGCGTCGCACCCATGAGTAGTTTGATTCGCCGCCAAATGTGTCTGTGTATTCGATGTTGTAAGTATTCATTGTCTTTCCCCTTATCTGAACAGAATGAAAGGCGCCGCAATTGCCGCGACCATTAGCATGACGACGCCCATTGCGACGCAGGCTGAATTAAAAAACTCGGTTAGTGTCATGATTTTTTCCCCCTCGTTTGTCTGTAAGATTATCTTTAGCGCAATTATTCACAGATGTAAAGTATTTTCTTGCATAAATTTTCACTTTTGTTTTTATGGGTGATTTTTCTGGGTTGTTTGGGTTGTGGCTTGGTCGAGCAATGGGTTGTAAGCCAGGCTCATATAATGCCCATAATTCATAGCTTTGGGTTGTTTGTGTTATTATTATTAGATAAAAAATAAAAAATATATAATAATTGATATAAGTCAAATAGGTCTTGAACGTGGGCGACTGTAGAAAAGTCATTCAGCGACTTAAAACCTATCACCCAAACAACCCATATCACCCAACAATCACCCAACTCTTGTTGACATTTGACTTAACATTTTACTTTAAGTTTACATTCTAAGTTAAGTTGACATTTGTTTACATTGAGCTGGTAGTTGACATTTGGGGGAGGGGGTCTGGGCCTTGACCATCCCTTAAAGGTTTACGAAGGGACTGCACGAAAATTTTTTTTATTTGCTAAAAAGCACCCCGTCATATATTTTGTTGCAATGACATTCCAATCGCTACCTTATGAGCCGCGCAAGATCGAAGCGACGGAGCAACGGCTCGGTCAGATCTATGAAGCGGCGCGGCGGGGGTTAAAAGGCGACGCACTGGCGTTGGCCTGTGATATGATGCCAGTCGAGTATCGTCGGCTTATCCAACTCGATCCGATCGCAGAGTATTACGAAACCAAAGGACGCGCTGACGGCGAGATGGAAATGGCGGGCGTTTTAAGAGACGCGGCGCTGGCAGGCGATGCAAAAGCTGCGCTTGATATTTTAAAGCATGTGCATGGTTGGGTTGCCAAACAAGCGGTCAGTGTCGAGGTCAACCAGACGATCTCTATTACGGCGGCGTTACAAGAGGCGCAGCAACGGGTCATTGAAGGGCAGATAATAGATGCAAGTGCCAATATACTCCCCGGAGGAGGAACAGCGTCTTATGGCGACCTTATGGTCGCCGCAAATAAAGAACGACCCGCTGTCGTTCGTGAGGCTGGCGTTTCCGTGGGGGAAGCCAGGGACGCCTCTTGAGCATTTTGAGGGGCCGCGTCGATGGCAGCTAGAGGTCTTAGTTGAGCTGCGCGAACACATCAAAGCAAACGGCGGTCGGGTAGACTTTGAGACTTTTAGGATGGCGACGTCTTCGGGGCGCGGCATCGGTAAATCTGCCTTAGTCTCATGGTTAGTGATCTGGATGCTGACCACACGGATCGGCTCGACGACCATCGTGTCGGCTAATTCCGAGGCGCAGCTCCGCAGCGTCACCTGGGCCGAGATCACGAAGTGGCTGAGTATGTCACTTCACAGTCACTGGTTCGAGGTGAGCGCGACGCGGGTGCTACCGGCGAAGTGGATCTCGGAACTGGTCGAGCGCGACCTGAAGATGGGCACGCGCTATTGGGGCGTCGAGGGGCGGCTGTGGTCGGCTGAGAATCCAGACAGCTACGCTGGGGTGCATAACTTCGCGGGCGTGATGCTGGTGTTTGATGAGGCGAGCGGTATTGATGATACGATATGGGCAGTGGCAGCGGGCTTTTTTACGGAAAATACCCCTAATAGGTTTTGGTTGTGCTTTAGCAACCCCCGTCGTAACTCTGGCTACTTTTATGAGTGTTTTAACTCCAAACGAGACTTTTGGAGAAATAAGATTGTCGATGCCCGATCTGTCGAAGGGACAGATAAGGCCGTCTACCAGCAAATCATTGACGAATATGGCCCCGACTCAACCCAAGCCCACGTCGAAGTCTATGGACAATTCCCTAACGCCTCGGACGATCAGTTTATCTCCAATTCACTGGTCGATGACGCAATGGAAAGAGCGCGATGGCTCGACCAGACTGCGCCCATTGTCGTCGGAGTAGATCCGGCGCGGTTCGGTGCTGACGCGACTGTCATCGCAATACGACAAGGACGCGACATGGTAGCTATCAAACGGTATCGCGGCGACGACACCATGACAGTGGTCGGGCATATCATCGACGTGATCGAGGAGTATAAGCCTGCACTGGTCGTGATCGACGAGGGCGGACTCGGCGCAGGGATCGTGGACCGGCTAAAGGAGCAACGCTACAAGGTGCGAGGGGTGAACTTCGGCAATAAAAGCAACAAGCCCATCATGTATGGTAATAAGCGTGCAGAGATGTGGGGGACGATGAAGGAATGGCTGAAGAGCGCGAGCATACAAAAGGACAGATATTTGAAGTCGGACCTGACTGGACCGATGATGAAGCCGGACTCGAAAGGGACGATTTTCTTGGAGTCGAAGAAGGACATGAAGTCGAGGGGGCTAGCCTCCCCAGACGCTGCGGACGCGATAGCCGTTACTTTCGCTTTCCCCGTCGCACACCGCGAGGCGCGCGTTGACCAAACGCGGCGCGTCAGCTATGGTCAAGGCTCCGCATCATCTGGATGGATGGCCTCTTGATGGCTAAGAAATCTGTATCTTTAGCTGTAGGTCGTGGCGAGAAGCTATCGACAAAAGCGGGCGCTGGTCTGACTGCTAAAGGTCGTGCTAAGTATAATGCTGCTACGGGCAGCAAGTTAAAGGCTCCGGCACCTAATCCTAAGACTGAGGCTGATAAAGGCCGTAAGGCTAGTTTTTGTGCGCGTATGGGCGGCGTCGTCGCTAAGTCGAAGAACGCTGACCGCGCTAAAGCTAGTATGAAAAGGTGGAACTGTGGCAAACACTAAGCCTATTGGCGTCGCCTATGAGGATCAAAACATCATCGGCGCGACGACCGTGCAGGCCGCTAATATCTTGACGACTGGTCAG